ACTATAATGCAGTGCGATAACGGCCCTGAGATCATGTATTACCTATCTCAAAATATCGGCGAGGCCCAGAACATCGTTGCCTCTGGTCCTTTTGCTGCAACTCTCGCTATTGGCCGTCTTCAGGCTAAGCTTGAAGCTCCCGCCAAAGAGCAAGAACCGGCAACTAAAAAGAGGGTATCAAATGCCTCGGCGCCGCCTCCTGCGGTAGCTCGTGGTCAGGGTGGCAAATTCACCACTCGTGCTGATACCGATGATTTGGATGCCTTCGAGCGAGAATTCTTTAACCGAAAACGGTAAATGATCTCTGCGCGAAGGTTTTAGCTAAACTGAAAGGAATAATTAGCTAATGGCTACAATTACTGTTGACCAACAGAAGTTGGTCCTCAATGCCTTCGCGGCTACGTTCCAGAATAACCTCCTTGCCAAGGACGTTGTTACTTGGAAGCAATACAATGCTGAAATGGATGACCGTAACGGTCTGAAGGTCAGCGAACAGGTTGGTCCGCGCTACGTGATCACCCAGACGACTAACGGCGTTGCCGACTTGTCCACGGGCGTTCAGGATAGCGTGTTCGGCTCAGAGCAGTTCGTCGTGAACAAGACGTTCGGTGCTTCGATGGGTTGGGCAGACTTCGTGAAGATTCGCGACATTGGTGATGCTCGTGAGTCGGAGGCGCTTAAGAATGCCGCCACGAACCTCGCCGAGCAGATCGACGCGTACGTCCTCAAGGTCGCACAGCTTGCTTCGAACATGGAAGTCGGTACGGCGGGTAACAACGTTGCCACCTACGCTGACATTCTTACCGCGTACACCCGCTTGAAGAAGGAAGGCGTTGATGATGCCGACCTGCGTATGATTCTTTCGTACGACGACAAGCAGGCTCTCGGTACGACTGTTGTTGGCTACACTGCCACCGACAGCCTCAGCACCCAGACGTTCCGTCAGGGCTTCAGTGGTGAGATCGCCGGTCTTCCGACGATGTTCACTCAGCAGCTCTCGAACATCACTCCGGGTACTCGTACCAACGGTGCAGTGAACGGTGCTTCTCAGAACGTCAACTACTCGGCTGTGGCCGTGTCTGGCGCTCCGGGTCAGTACCTGACTTCGACGATCAACATCAACGGTCTTGGTGCTAACGCCACGATCAACGATGGTGAAGTCTTTACGATTGCGAACGTCTTTGCGTACGACAATCGTTTGGGCCAGTCTCTTGCTCCGACCCTTCAGCAGTTCCGTGTTGTCGGTAACTATACTGCTGACGGCACGGGCGCTCTGGCCTCCATGCGTATCTTCCCGGCGATTATCGTTCCGGGCACGGGTACGGGTGGTGACGTCAACGTCAACACTGCTCACGCTACCTGCTCGGCGGTCCCCGCCAACTCAGCAGTCGTAACGTGGCGTGGTACTGCCAGCACGGCGTACAAGCCTCGTCTCCTGATCCAGAAGCAGGCGATCATCTGCAACACCGCAGACCTGATCATGCCCGCCACTGGTACTGCTTCGCGTAAGCAGTTGACGCAGGTTCCTCTGTCCGTCCGTATGTGGCAGGATTCGACCTTCGCCACCGGCAGCCATCAGGTTCGCTTTGACGTCGCTCTCACGGCTAACGTCCGTGATCGTCGTCGCGCGATCCGTCTGAACGGTGCGTAATTGAACTGGGAGGGGCTCGTATTGGGTCCCTCCCTTTTCTTCTTTAACGGAGTTAAATAATGGCTAAAGGACAATCAAGTGCAGCCGGAAGGCTCCCCGCAGCGGGTGCTGGTACGAATGCTACGTTGGTCACTGCCAATCCCTGCGATATTTATCATATCACAGCGATGAACACAACGGCCAGTGTGAAATATTTGAAGTTGTATAACAAGAAGACTGCACCGACCGTTGGTACTGACGTTCCTACGATGACAGTAGCTCTTGCACCTAGTAATGCTCTGACTAACATTCCGATTGATCTTGGCCTGTACTTTAACCAAGGTCTTTCTTTCGCCCTCACAGGCGCGGCTTCTGATGCCGATGCTACGGCTCTTGTTGCCGGTGACGTGGTTGGCGTCAATATTCTTTACACGTAAGGATTAGTTAATGACCCTTCTCTCAGATATTGTCACAACAGCTTTCCGCGAGAGCGGTATTATCCCTGTCGGAGAAACGCCGGGTGCTGACGAAGTAGCTGAGACGGTTCCTCTTCTTGCTAACCTAATCAATTCGGTTCTTCAAGGAGAGTTCGGAGAGTTACTGGTTCCTTACAACGTAGGTACTAGCGGAGTTACTTACGGACCTAACATTGATAATCTGATTGACACAATCATTCCATTGAATAGTAGGTTATATTGTAATCTCTCTGCACCAACTACTTTGTATTTTCCTCCTACACCACACGACGGTGCTATTGTTTCTATTAAGGATGTTGCCGGTACGTTCTCTACTACCGCACCACTTACACTCGTAGGTAACGGTCGACAAGTTGCTGGCGGCACTAGTCAGGTTCAGAACTCGTCAAACTACGATAAGACTTGGATGTTCCAAACCTTCGGAGGTTGGACGATTCTTAGTACAGTTTCCGCCGGTACAGATACTGTTCCATTTCCTACTATCTTCGATGACATGTGGTCAATTATGTTGGCTATGCGTATTAATCCACGATATGGTGCACAACTAGACGAACAAACTCTCGCCCATCTTAAGAGGCTTCAGAAGAGGTTCAAAACGCAGTACAAGCATTCGGAGCAAGTTACTTCCGAGCGTGGTATTACGAGACTTACCGGATACAGACAATTTAACTTCAGCAACTTTAATAACTTCTACAAGGGTAACTAATGGATCTTACGTACGGGGTCAGCAACTATGACAGAGCTAGAGGCAACATGCCAAGCCTGCCTGTCATTAACATGTTCGCGGAGCAATCCCCTGCTGAAAAGAACCCCGTTCTCCAATCACGTCCGGGCCTTGCCGCTTCAGGGCAGTCAATGGGATCCGGCCCAGTGGCTGCTCTGTATCGTAACGATGGTGTTCTCAGTGATACGCTTTTTGGTATTTCTAACAGCCACCTCTATGACATAAGCGGTGCACTTCTTAGTGGTTCACTCTCCGGTACTGGTCCAGCTAAGATAGCAGGATTCGAAGGACTCTTGTTCTTCACACTAGGTTCTACGCTATATTCTTATAACGGAACTACTACGTCAATCATCAGCACTCCGGGAAGCTTCGGTGTGAAGTCTCTTTGCGTTGGTGCTTCTAGGTTGGTTGTCGTAGACAGCGGTACTGGTAAGTTCTATTGGTCGGATGCTTTGACTAGCACTATCGGTGCACTGTCTTTCGCTACGGCTGAGAACTCTCCTGATCAACTTCAAGATTGTCTTTACATTGGTGATACTCTTGTGCTCTTCGGCAGCAAGACTGTAGAGTTCTGGCCTGTAACACAAGATTCCACTGCGCCGTTTGCACCACTTCAAGGTAAGACGTTTACGGTAGGTATTTCCAAGACAGGTTGTTGCACTAAGTTTAACAGTACCTTCGCTTGGATCACAGATAACTACCACGTCTGCATTGAGTCACCTGAGAACATTATCAGCGGTCCTGATATTCGTGAGAAGATTCAAACATCAACCGGCGGCGTATCTGCTCTCTGGAACTTCCACCTAGAAGGTCAGGAGTATCTCGCTCTTACTCTGCTCAATAATACCTATATCTATTCGGCCACTTCTCAAACGTGGAGTGAGTTTCAGTACAATGGCGGTAACTGGCCTGTTACTTGTTACGATCAGCGTTCAGGTCTTTTTGGCTCATCCACTAATGGCAATCTTCTTGGTTGGTCTACGGATCATACCGATCTTGGTGGGACGTTGGAACGTAGGTTTCGTGCTGGTGCTCCTATTGATACAGGAACCGTGCGACTCGATAACATTCAGCTTCGAACTAATCCCGGTCAAACACCCTACACCACTACTTCATACGCCAATCCTACGGTGATGATGAGGGCCTCCAGAGATGGTGGTCAGACTTGGGGCAACTACAAGAGTATTCCGTTAGGTGCTCAAGGTAAGTATCGGAAGATCATTCAGTGGCGTTCTCAGGGTATGTTCTCGCATCCCGGTATTCTACTAGAGTTTAAGATCACTGATCCAGTACCTTTCCGGGTTTCAGGTGTTACGGTTAACGAACCACATGGAGACATTTAATGGCTCTTCATCTTCCCCGTCTCCGTACCGACACCACACTAGTCAACGAAATCTCAAGAGCCACTCAAGCTTTCATGCAATGGTGGCAGAAAGTATGTGATGAACTTGAAGGAGCAATTGGCGACCTCCAAACGGCACAGACTGATATTACCAATCAGTTGGCACTCATTCAATCTAGTTTTCGTGAGATTGCCCGAATTACTTCTTATCCTGATCCCGGCAGTATTCTAACTGCTACCGATGCAGGAACTTCCGCCACTATAACCTTGGCTACTCACAGTCGAGTATATCCGGTTCATGGTTCGATTAGCATTCCTAACGTAACCTTTACCAACCTTCCCCACAGTTTTACAGGGTTGTCGTATTCTACTAAATACTACATCTACTACGACGATACTACTCTTGCCA